GAAAGCAGGGCAACCGCAAAAGTTTAAAACAGTTGAAGAACTACAAACAGCCATTGATGAGTATTTTGACTATTGTGACAACAGAATACAGAATGTTTACTCTAAAGCTAGGGATGAAGTTATTGAGATAATCAATCCAGCACCTTACACAATCATGGGGCTTGCAAGAGCCTTGAAAATGAGCAGACAATGCCTTTTATGCTATGAAAAAGCCGAAGGGTACGAGAAATTCTATGACACAGTAAAAGCAGGAAAGCTAAGAGTTGGTGAAGATGTGGAAACGAGAAGCATTGAAGGGAACGCAGCAGGCCCTATTTTCAACCTAAAGAACAATTTCGGTCACAAAGACAAGCAAGAGGTTGAGCTATCAGGTGGGTTATCTGAACGGACAGATGAAGAACTTGCTTTGAGGCTGAAAGAGTTGGAGAAGGGGACATGATGCTTACTAAAGATGATAAATTCGTTATTAAGTGTGTAAATGCCATGTATTCTCTGGAAGCTGATTTACTTGATAAGACCAAAGAAGAACGGAAAGCTATGATTAAAGCGTTTCGTGCAAAATGGTTTAGTACTTTAGTCTTAACAGCGGAAACCGTGATAGAATAGCCACTTTATGCCAATAGCTAAATCCAGAGAAGAAATAATTGAGAAGATTCAAATCCTTGAAGAACAGGAAAGCAGGGTTAAATACAACAAGTTTCGCCAATACTTCCCCGATACTGGACCACTACGAAGAGAGCTTTACAAGAAGCACATGGCGTTTTTCGAGGCTGGAACGACCTTTTCAGAGCGTTGTTGCCTTGCTGCAAATAGAATCGGTAAGACTGAATCTATGGGCGGTTATGAGTCTACTTGCCATTTAACAGGAAATTACCCTGATTGGTGGCCTGGAAAAATATTCGATAGACCGACTCAAGGCTGGGCGGCTGGTGATACAAATCAAACTGTTCGGGATATCCTTCAAGAAAAGCTGTTGGGACAATATAATGATATTGGTTCCGGGTTGATACCTAAAGACCTTATAATAAGTTGGACTCCAAAGGCCGGCATTCCTGAAGGTATTGAAACTGTTAAAATAAAACATAAGTCAGGCGGTACAAGTGTATTAGGGTTTAAGAGCTATGACCAGAAAAGAAAGAGCTTCCAAGGCACCAAAAAAGATTTCATTTGGGAAGACGAAGAACCGCCTCTGGCTATCCATACTGAGTGTTTATTGCGTTTAATGGATACTTCTGGAGGAGATGACACAGGTTTGTCAATCTGCACTTATACGCCGTTAGAAGGTATTTCCGAGACAGTAATGCACTTCCTTCCTGATGGTGATTGGGCAACTATCGACAATAAAGGTTCAAAGTTCGTTATCATGGCTACATGGGATGATGCGCCTCATATCTCCACAAATCAGAAAGAAATACTCTGGGATTCAATCCCGCCATACCAAAGAGAGGCCCGGTCAAAAGGCGTTCCACAGCTTGGAAGTGGCGCAATTTACCCTGTTCCTGAATCTGACGTAACCGTGGATGACTTTGAACTCCCTGAACACTGGCCTAAATTGTACGCTTTGGATGTTGGGTGGAACAATACGGCTGCCGTTTGGATAGCCGTAAACAGTGAAACTGATACGACTTATATCTATTCAGTTTACAAAAAGGGTGAAGCTGAACCGTCTATTCATGCTGAAGGTGTCCGGGCAAGAGGCGATTGGATCAAAGGTAAGATTGACCCAGCAGCCAGAGGAAGGTCACAGAAGGACGGTCAACAGTTAATTCAGAACTATCTCGATTTAGGATTAAACATAACAAACGCTGAAAACGCTGTGGAATCAGGGCTTTATGCTGTTTGGCAAGCATTGAGCTCTGGGAAATTGAAAGTCTTTAAGAGTTGCCGAGCATGGTTTGAAGAGTTCAGAATCTACCGTAGGGATGAAAAAGGCAAGATTGTGAAGGTTAATGATCATTTAATGGATTGTACTCGATATGTCTTTATGAGCAAAGATGAAGCCAGTGTTAAGCCAGTAAAGAAAGAAAAGTACTATTCAAGGCCATCAGGAGCTTTTGGATAATTCTATTTCATTTCATTAGTAAATAAAGTATAATAGTTACAGAGCTTTTTATGCTCCCCGCTTTTTAAGCGCCAAATCAAGTTAATTCAAGGTGTTTTATATGGCGGGAAAGAAACTCAGCAAAGATAAATTACAAGAAATACACACCGAGGCCAAAGAGCGTTTCCGTGAGATAGTGGACTTTGAGGGGTCAGAACGCGACTTGATGGAGGATGATAAAGTATTCTCCGTTGGTGAAAATGATAATCAATGGGAAGATGGGGATGTAATAAGCCGTAAAAGTTCAGGCCGGTCTTTTCTCACTATAATGAGGTCTAATCAATTTACCGACCACATCAAGAACCAGCAGAGACAAGCCAAGCCAGCTATTAAGATAAGCCCAACTGATGAAGGCGCTCAAGAAGAAATTGCAAAAATCCATCAAGGCATAGTCAGACAAGTACAATATGAATCCAAAGCTAATCAAGCCCGGCAAGCTGGATTTGATGACGCTGTTGATGAGGGCAGAGGTCATTGGATAGTTAAGACTGAGTTTATTCCTGGTACCTTTAAACAGAAGTTTGTCATCGATCCGATTACTGATGCCAGAATGGTTTATATGGACATCCACCGAGAACGACCGGATTATTCAGATTGTAGATTTGGTTTTGTTCTTGTTAATACCAATAGAGATGAATTTGACAAAAAGTATCCTGATGCTGATTTAAGCAATTGGGATGGTGCAGAGAATAAAGGCTGGTTTACTACTAAAGATGTCGTTATTGCTGAGTATTATTGTGAAATGTACAAAAAGCGTACTCTTTTGAAAGTCGAGATAGATGGCGAAGAGAAAGATATTTATGAGGATGACCTAACAGTAAAGCGGGATAATACTCTTAATGTCATAAATGAAAGAGAAGTTGACGATCCATACTGGATGTGGTTCAAGATGACAGGTAATGAAATTATCGACCAAGAACGCTTACCATGGAAAGAAATACCCATTATTACTGTTATCGGTAAAGAAACTGTTGTTGAGGGTAGATGGTCATGTAAAGGACTGATTAGGGATATTAAAGCACCATTGAGGTTATATAATTTCCTAGCAAGTAATGAGGCTGATATTATCGCCAAAGCACCAAGAGCGCCTTGGGTTGGTGCAGAAGGACAGTTTGAAGGTCATGAAGAAGAGTTCGCTGATTCAAATACCTCTGATGTTCCTTACTTAGAATATAAACCTGTTTCACTTGGTAGCCAGATGGCTCCATCTCCAGAAAGAGCGCAGTATTCAGTTGATTTACACAATATATCACAATCAAAGATGGATACCCTGGAAGATGTTAAGGCAATAACAGGTATTTATGATGCAAGCCTTGGACAGCGCAGTAATGAAACTAGCGGCATTGCGATTAAGAGAAGAGAGGCTCAAGGTAATAACGCTAATTTCCACTATATCGACAATTACGGCATGGCAATAGTTCATGAGGGTAGAGTGATTAATTCTGCTATTGGTATAGTTTATGATGTTGAAACCACAGTAACGGTAAGAGATGATGAGGGTGAAGAAAAACTTCAGAAGATTAACACCGATGAAACAAACACAGTTGGCAAAGGAAATTTTAACACAACTGTTTCTGTTCGGGCATCTTATAACACTAAACGGGAGGAGGCTGCTGCTGGCATGATTGAGATGGCTGGAAATAACCAGATGGTGCAAGAAATCGGGATGGGTAAAGTAATAAGAGCGCAGGATTGGAATGGTAAAGACGCTTTAGCTGATTTGATAGATTCTTTTGTTATGATGAAATATCCTGAGTTGTCTGATGAATTAAAGACCAAAGAGAAAGATGATGAGGTTGGAGTTCTTAAACAGCAACTACAACAGGCTCAACAGCAAAGGCAGCAGATCGGTCAACAGATGCAACAGATGCAAGAGGCTCTCCAAAAAGCCGATGGCGACAAACAAGCTGCCGAAGCTGGTAAAATCCAGATTGAGATGCAGAAGTTAGAGATTGAGAAACAACGCTTAATGTTAGAGAAGATGAAGATTGAGGGTGAATTACAGCTTAAAGCGAAAGAGATAGGTAACGATATGATGAAAGCCGATCTGGATAGTGAGACTAAGCTGAAAATGAATGAGAATACTGTTCAAGCTGACTTAATCAAAGCTGTTAATATGGAGAAAGAACAACCTCCACAGATAGGTTAAGGATCAGATTAAGCCGAGGAAATTAATGCAAGCAACAAAAGAAGATATGAATGGTTTAGGTAAACGAGTAGGAACTGTGGAGGGTAATATGAAAGCCGAAAAAGTTAAGACTGCCAGAAACGAAACTGATATTCAAAAGGTGTTTGCTAGCATAGCTCGGCTACCATATTTCATCATTGGCTCCATGCTTGTTCCATCGGGATTGATTATTTATCAGATAGCTAGTAAGACACCAACACCATAAGGGTATAGATTAAAGATGACTGAAGACGCTTTATATCTGTCAATAAAAAAAGGATCGATTGTTACTCCTGACGATTTATTGGCGGGTGCTAAACATGAAATGCTTGGTGCCAAAAAGGTAAGAGAGCGCAAATCCAAGAAAAGTGATGACTTAGTTGCTGGATTGAAAGCCTTTTATGGTGAACCTGAAGCGGAAACCGTGGAAATTATTGAACCTGTCTTTGAAACTGAAGCTGAGATATTCGATTTATTAGACCTTGAAACGATACCCGATGACTTCTTAACCTTTGAGAAACAGCTTGAAACGCTAGATGCACAGGTTGAAATGAGTCCTGAAACACGGGCTGAGCTAGAAAAAACACAGGATATTGGATTGATTTTAGCGATAATTGAGGCTGTAGATTAGTTGGAGGAGAGTAAGGGACTCGAACCCTTAATCCCTTTCGGGGCGACAGTTTTCAAAACTGTTTGATGCACCAATATCCGACTCTCCTTATACTTCGGGTAGGAGTCGAACCCACAAATCAAGAATTTTAAGTTCCATGCCTATTCCAGTTAGGCCACCGAAGCAAAATAATACTCCCCCAGGGACTCGAACCCCGAACATTGTGATCCTAAATCACACGCCTCTACCATTTGGGCTAGAGGAGCTAAAAATGGTGGGAGAAGAGGGATTCGGACCCCCGCAGCACAAAGGCGAATGATTTACAGTCATCTGATTTTACCAACTACCATTTCTCCCTAAAAACAAAAAACCCGCCTTGTGAGCGGGTATGGACTTAATTAATAGACATCAAACTCCGCTCATGGTAGGCTTCCTAAGCTTAGATACAATGATGAGAGAAGTTTCATGCTTTTATTATACCTATAAAAAGGTGACGTGTCAAGAAGTGATCTATCAACAATTTATCAACTATTCACAATTTATCCCAAAACTACCAACACTATCAACATTTTACTTTGTTTTACCCTTATAATAGTGTTATATTAGAATAAACAACTAGGAGCCAAACTTGACAGGAGAAAACGCTTTAGAAGAACTGGAAAATGAACCAGAAACACCTGTAATTGAAGAAGCCGAGAAAGGCGAAGAAACTGAGGCAAAAGAGGAAAAGCCAAAGGAAAACAGATATTCTAAGCGAGTTAAAGACTTAAACACCAAGTGGAGAGAATCCGAGCGAAAAGCTGACGATTTAGAAAAACGTCTCAATGATAGAGATGAAGCTAGTAAGTTAAAGAAAGAACCCGATCCAGATGATTATGATGAGGGTGTGGTTCCTGATGCTGATAAGAAGAAGTGGTCGGACCAGATCAGAGAAGAAATCAGACAGGAAGAACGAACAAAGATTAAACAGGAAACGGCGCAGAAGAAACAACAAGCTAAATACGATGAGGGCAAAGACGCTTATATTAAAGCTAGACCAGCTTATCTTGAAGCTGACCCAAAGCATGGTTCCTATGAAAGAGAAATTGATGAGGCTGTCGATCAATGGCAAGCCCCTGAGATACAAAACATAATCATTGAATCTAAGGAATTAGGTCCAGAGATTGTAAAGCATTTTGGAAAAAACCCCGATGATTTGCTAGATATAGCGAGTTCATCGCCTGCAAAGAGATTTTTCAAGATGGGTCAATTAGTAACAAAGCTGCAAGCTAAAGCAGTTAAAAAAACAAGCTCCGCACCTGCTCCAACAAGGTCAGAGAAGGGAAGCGCAAAAAAGGTTTCTGTGTCAAATGACGCTCCTTATGATTCCAAGAAGGAAACATTTCAAGAGTTTTCAAGACGCAAGAACGGCCTGTAAATTGCGAACCTGAACTAGTTGTGTAATTAGTTCCCCGGTCTTTTAGACCGCCCTAAATCGCTTAAACCAATAAGTATAGGGGACAATAATGTCTAATACTAATCTAATAAATGATATAGTGTTACCTGAAAGTATGGTGATACTCCGTAATAATACGGCTATTTTAAACTCAATTGGCGCTCACTATGATGATTCTTATCAGTTCCATGGTGCAAAAGTTGGCGCTTCTGTTGGTCTGAGGACTGCACAGGAGTTCACAGTAAGAGAAACGATGACTGCTGATGTTCAAGATGTTGAGCAGAAAGAAATTCCTCTGACACGCTCTGTGATTCGTGGTATCGATATGAAATATTCATCCGCTGAGTTGAAGCAAGATGTGGATGGATTCAAACAGTATCGTCTTAAACCTGCCATCGCTACTTTGGCTGCAAAGATTGATTCTTATATCTATGACACAGTAAGTGATGCTGCATCTCAAACAGTTACTATTCCAGTTACTAATCTGGACGTTGCTGATGTTCTGAGTGCTGGCGTTCAGCTTGATAATATGGGTGCTGCTCCCCGTGATGGTGACAGAATGTTTTGTGCAAGCCCTAGAGGTCAGGCTGACATAATTGGAGATACTAAGGGTCTTTTCAATAATGCCACTTCATTGTCTAAGAACTATACTGATGGAACGGTTTCTGTTCCTACGTTAGGTTTTAACTTCAACGCAAGTCCTAATGTTTCCACTCATACAACTGGATCTTATGATGCCAATTATGACGTGAAAACAGTACCGACTTCTGGAGATACTACTCTGAACATCGACACTGGAACGGGAACTATTTCAAAAGGTGATATTTTCACTATTGACACAGTTTATGAAGTGAATCCGCTTACTAAGGTTTCAACTGGAAACTTAAAACATTTCACAGTTACGACTGCTGAGGCTACAGGTGGAGATGTTACAATAACAATAACTCCTGCAATGATTTCAACTGGTCAGTACCAGAATATTAATGAGCTCCCCGCTGTTAATGATGATCTCGTTTTCACTGGTGCTGCAAGTACTTCTTATAAACAGGCGCTTGCTTTCCATCCTAACGGCATTGCTGTTGGATTCTGTGATCTTGAAACTCCCACTAAAGGCGTGGTTGATTCTGGTCGCATGGTTGAAGATGGTGTTTCGATTAGCCTTGTTCAATGGTTTGATGGTATTAATCGTCAGGAATATCTCCGTTTTGATGTTCTGTTCGGTGTTGCTGTACCTGAATATCGTAGCATAGTTCGCTTGTACGAACCTGCATAACCTAAACTAGCCCCTGGGAATTTCTCTGAGGGGCAACAAAACTTTTTAAGGAGATTATAATGCCTGATTCAACAAATACACACTTAGCTGGAGTTCAAAACTTAGGCGATGGTGGACCAAGTGGAACAAATGTAGGCGCTTCCAGTACTGACTTAATTGCTGATTATGGTGTAACGCCAAAAGTACAATCATCAAATATTGTCGATATTACTGGAACAGTTTCACTCACAACTACTGTGAATGAAATGCTTGCAATTATGAGACTTAATGGCGATATAGCAGCAGCCTAATGCTGATTAACCACAGCCTAGGGGGTAAAACCTCTAGGCAATCACTTTTCATCTGCTCACCGTCTTATAGCGGTGCGTTTAATGCTCATTTTGTGGAGTCATTGCTTCAGACTTGTGAGCTTTTGGCTAGTGAGAATATACCGTACAAAATACAGTTTTCATTATATGATAGCCTAGTTGCCAGAAGTCGGAACGAGTTGGCAAAAGACTTTCTTGATTCTGATTTTACCCATGTATTAATGGTGGATTCCGATGAAGGATGGGATGCTACAGCAGTTATTGAGATGTTAAAACTAGACAAGGAATTTATTACAGGAGCCGTACCAAGTAGGAAGCCTGGTGCTGAAGAATACGCACTTAAAATATATACCAATAAAGATCGCACTCCATCGGTAAATGAAGAAGGGTTGATTTATTGTGGGATGAATGGCGTTGCCTTTGCAATTATAAAAAGGATTGTATTTGAAAAAATAGCAGAAAATGATCCATACCTCTTGACTGACGTTTACCCCTATTTCCAACATGCATACACTAAAAATGGTGATCATTATGGAGAGGATAACTTCTTTGTTAAGAATTGGATTAACTTGGGCCGATCATTGTGGATTTATCCAAACATCACTTTTAAGCATGGAAACGTAACAGGAAATTACCATGAGTTTTTACTTAGACAACCAAAACCAATGGAAGATTGTATGAACAGAATAAATGAAGAGAAAACCAACAATTAACAGGAGTCGAATAATGAGAGCATACCCCAGAAGCCTACACAAAGAAGGTGAAAGAACCTTGAGGGTTAATGATGAACAGGAAGAGTACGAAGCCGGTTTAAAAGGTTTTGAGCGCCATCGAAACCCTGAAGTAAACGCTAGAGAAAAGGGAACCGATAAAGAAGTTTTGAGAGTTAACCCTGAGCTTGAGAGAAAGCGCCTGGAAGATGAACGTAAAGCAAAGTATAGTGCTGATTTAATCGCTGTTGCAAAAAAATGTCTTGAGGAAGATAAAAAGGTTTCTAAGAAAGAGACTGTTAAAATCACTGACGCTATTCCTGAGATTAAGAAGAAAAGCAAAAAATAGGAGTTTAAATGTCACAGACAGTTGACCAAATTACTCAAGGGTGGATGAGGCTTTTAACGGTTAAAGCCTCTGGCGAAGCGTTGGATGCTGATGAGTCCGTTGATGGGCTACAGGCATTTAATGAGTTGATTGAGCAGATTAATTTACAGAGCTTGTTTCAGGTAGCCAAAACACAGATTACTCAAGCTATTACTGCTAATACTGGAACCTACACCTTTGGAACGGCTGGTGATAATTCTGTAAGACCAATGGAGATTTTTTCAGCCTATGTGGTAAAAGATAATGTTAGCTATCCTGTCCGCATTTTAATGAATGAAGAGTATAGCGATATTTCGTTTAAGACAACCACAGCGAGTTACCCATATAATATTTATTATCGAAACGCCTATCCTTTGGCTACTCTGAAAATGTACCCTGTTCCCACGGCTGGAAGTACTGTTCTTTACTTAGAAACGAGAGCAGCACTTTCAACATATACGGCTGGAACTGATACTGTTGATTTGGCACCTGGATATATTAAATATCTGAAGTACCAATTGGCTGTTGATAACGGTCCTGAATATAAGGAAGCATCACAAAGCGTGAGAGAAACAGCCAGAGAGGCGAAAGAGTTGATTAAGAGGCAAAACAGCAAGGATAAACTGATTATGGCGAACACAGCGCAAAGAGCTACAATGTCGAGAAGATATTAATGAAGATCCCACTTGCAACGAAGTCAGATGAACTAAATGCCAGTGAAGTCAGTTCTGAACGGCTAGTTAATTGGTTTGCTGAACCAGGCGGGAAAACAGGCGTTTCACTAAATCCCACTCCCGGCTTGAGTTTATTCTCTACTCTAATCCCCCCTGAAGGTAGCGGAGTAAGAGCCATGTACACCACTGCAACGGGACGTCTTTTTGTTATTGCTGGAAATCGGTGTTGGGAATTGGATACAGATGGAAGCATAAAAAGAGTTATTACAAATGTTTTTACTAATAGTGGACCAATAGGAATGACAGACAACGGTACCCAGTTGTTTATATCTGAACCAGACACAGCGCAGGGAATATGTATTTTGTTATCAGACAATTCTGGTCATACTATTACTGGATTCAATGGCGGTCTTGTTACATATCACGATGGTTATTTCATAGCTAATACACCAGGAACGCAACTATTTCAAATATCTGCGCTGAATAATGGTCAATCATGGAGTGCTTTTGATACTAAAACCGCAGACGGGTCAACTGATGAACTCTTAAGAATAATTAAAAACGGTAGCGATTTATGGATGTTTGGGGCTAGATCGACTGAGTGTTGGTATAACTCCGGCAATTCTTTTCCAATGTCACTGATTCAAGGATCAGAAAGTAATATTGGAACGATAGCAAACAAAGAAACGTCTGTTGCTGTAACTCAGATCCATAACAAAGTATTCTGGGTTTCCGCTTCTGGAGAAGGTAAGGGGATTGTTTACATGAATGAGGGTTATGTCCCTGTCAGAATATCCACTTATGCGATTGAAGAGGCGATGGCAAAGATGACCGATGTGACCGATGTTGTTGTGTGGGCTTATCAGAGTAGGGGGCATATCTTTGTGATGTTGAACTTTTCTACCGATGAGCAAACATGGTGCTATGATTTAACTACTGGATTATGGCATGAAAGAAGTTTCTTCAATGCCGAAGAAGGCATTCTCGATCCCACAGAGAGGCACAGAGGCCAGTGTCAGGCTTTCTTTAATGGTAAGAACTATGTTGGGGATTATGAACTTAACTTAATCTATGAGCTTTCTGACACGACCTACACCGATAACGGAGAGATTATTCAGAGGATTTGTGAAACGCCTACTATCCATGCCGACAGGAAAAGAGTGTTCTTTCCTAATGTTGAACTTGATTTAGAGCGTGGTGTTGGTTTGACTTCTGGTCAGGGAAGCGATCCCCAGATTTCTCTTGAAGTCTCAAACGATGCAGGTAAAACATGGGGTCCAGAAGATTGGAAATCTGCCGGGAAGTTGGGTGAGTATGAAACGAGAGTGAAATGGAACCGATTGGGAAGTGCTAGGTCGCGCTCTTTTCGATTTACAGTTTCCGACCCTGTTGAGTGGGTTTTGATTGCCGCCTATTCCGATGTTAAGGTTGGGAATGGCTAAAGTAGATCCCGCACCTATACGAGAGTTTCCCATGGGGAAAGAAAACAGCTTATCCATTTTGTGGGTACGGTTTTATAGTTTTCTCGTTGATAAGGTAAACTCTTTGTTTGCAAGTGACGTTTCAATTACCGCAAGCACCACCCAGATTCAAGGTCAACAGGCTTTAACTAAAACGCTGAATGAAGTTTCTGTTGTAGCTAATACTAACGATACCGTGACAATGCAGTCTGTTCAAGAAGGTTTGTATTGTTGGATAATGAACAACGGTGCCAATAACTTACAGATTTTCCCTTTTCTTGGCGATAACTTCCAAGGTTTAGCGGTTAACACTTCTATTGTTTTGCTTCCTGGTTCAAGTTTGCAGGCATGGGGTCAGGATGATGACACATGGCAATATGTGAATAATGTTGATTCTGATGGGAGCGATTTAGCGATTGCGGGTGATACTGGAACGGGAACGATTGATTTACTTACTCAGACTTTAACTGTAGCAGGAACGACAAACGAGATAGAAACGGTTGCAAGTGGTCAAACTGTTACTGTTGGGTTGCCTGATAATGTGATAATTGGCGGTGCTTTAACCGTCACAGGACTCTTAACAGCTAATGGCGGTATTTTAATACTAAGTGATACAAACGCTTTAACAGTCGGTGCTGGTTCAGACGCTAAATTCTGGTACGATGGAACGGACGCAAGAATTACTACTGATTTGGTTGCCGCAAGTGATTTAATTGTAGATTGCGGTACAAACAAAACAGTTGAGTTGGCTGAATCTGTATGGGATGATATTCAATTTCAAATTACATCAGGCAAACAACCAACATCAACGGCACCGACATGGGCTACATTAACGACAAATACTGGGGAATACGGCTTTGATGTAAACGATTATATCGATCTAGCGTCTAACGAGCTTAATCATGGTTGGAAAGAGGGTACAACAGGTAATTTCCATATTCATATTTCTATTCCAGACGCCAATGGAACAGGAGAAAGTAGATATGCAAAATTTACTGTTTACGTTGCTTATGTAAATTCATCAGATATATGGACAGAAACTTCAGCAACAGATGAAGTAGAAATAGAGAATGGTGATGGGGCTTTAAAAAATTATTATCTTGATTTAGGTGATGTAAGTTTTGCGGGTTTAGTAATTGGAACTCAAGTAAAAACTAGAATAAAAAGAATAGCCGCAACAGGTGGAACAGAATATGGGTCAAATGTATTTATACATCAAGTAGGATGTCATGTTGAATATGATACTATTGGTTCAAGAACAGAATTAGTAAAATAGGAGAATACTATGGGTAAGATTATAGGCGAAAAAGGATACAGATGGAACTCTCCTTTCTCTAAGAAGTTTTGGACGGGAGATGATCAAGGTCATGATTTAGGCGATCTGTTTGGTGGTGCGACAAAAATGATCGGCGAGGGACTATTATCAGGTAAAAATGATGAGGGTGGAATCGGTGGTAAACTGGGACAAGCATGGGACTCTGTTTCAGGAAAAGACGCCGCTGATGTTTCGCTGGCAAATGCCCAAATGCAATATAAAACTGGAGAGAATCAACTTGATTTCCAGAAAGAAATGTATGACGATATAAGAGCTGATATGCAACCGACTCTTGATAGACAGAAACGGTTTGGAAATTATCTCGAATATGATATGGGGCAGGGTAATTTCACACCTGAAGATTACAATTTCCAATATGATGACTTCAAAGACCCCGGCGCATTTCAAGCTGAAGAATTTGATTTTGAAGCTGACCCAGGATATCAGTTCAGACAAGATGAGGCACAGAAAGCTCTTTTGAGAAAGCAATCGGCGCTTGGTGGATTGGGCGGTGGTGCTACCACAAAAGACTTGATGATGCTAAGTCAGAAGCTAGCAAGTCAAGAATATAAAAACTCTTTTAACAGGTTTGTAAATGAAAGGAAGTTTGATTCTGGACAATGGGACAAAAACAGAGCTTTTGAAAGAAAGAACTACAACTCTGACAGGAACTTTGCTGAAAACACCTATGGAAAAGAATGGGGTTCAGGCGTTGACAATATGAATAATAAATTCAACCAATGGGCAACAATGGCCGGCATCCAGCAAGTAAATGCCGCCCCACAAATGGGACAGTTTAACCAACAGAACGCTGAGAACATGAATGATATAATGCAGAGACAGACGGATGCCATGACAAAAGGCTCTACTGACGCTTCAAACGCAAAATCTCAAGGTGCTGAAAATGTCGCTGGTGGTTTGGGTTGGCTTTTTGACAAATTCATGGATTGATTACAGGAGACTAAGATGATGAAGGTAGCTAATCCCTTTGGAGCATTTACCGATGCACTTGATAGGGGTCAAGACAGAAGAATGAACCGTCAAAAGGCTGAAGCTGATATTCAGCGGTCCCGATCACAACAGAAACTAGCTGATTTGACTCTTACCGCTGAAGAGAAGAAAATAAAACGTCAGGAGTTATTTCAAGGCGTGATGCAGAACTCTCTCAATCCCGATGGTAAACTGAATGGACAGAGAGCTATTTCAGGGCTGAATCAAGCGGGGTTATATGAAGAGGCTAATGCTATTAAGAATCGTATGTCAACGGCTTACGATAGACAACAGAAGCAGATGAAGGACCAGAAGAAATTTCAGTCAGAACGAGATATTAACTTAAGCCGGATGGCTCAGGCTTCATTAGAATCCAAAAATCCAGTTGATGGTTTCATGCTCTTTCGTAAAGATGCTCTGAAAAAAGGATATAAATTAAGCCCCGGTTTAATGAATCATTTCCCTACTGATAAAGAAATTGCTGATGGTGGTCTTGACCCCAGAGTTAGGAATGAGCTTGACTATTTAAGTAAGAAATCCGTTTCTCCGAAAGGTCCGATGAGCTTGGAAGATAAAATGTATCTGATGAATGAGCGTTACAAGGCAAAGAAAGATTTAGTAAAAACAACTGGTCAGATTAAAGCTGACATGCCATTAACTAAAGCTCAGAAATTATCTGCTAGAATCGCAGAACGTGGTGCAAATGTTAAAGATAGGAAATTAACACTTGAACAACAAAAAGCCGTGCAGTCTGTTCTTGAAAATAGCCCAGAATATAAGGCTTTGGTAGCAAAAACTGTTCAAGACGCAAGGGGAGAAATTTCTGATAAAGACAAGAAGGTGAGGGGGCAGCAGAAAGTTACTAATAGTATTAAGAGATTGTCTTCGTTGTGGAATGAGCTAGACAAAATGGGATCTGCTCTTAGTACAAAAGCTGGTGCCGGAAAGAATATTGCGAATAGGATAGCATCTACAGGCGTTATGCAAGCCATCCAAAATACTTATGGAGGGAAAGCTCAAAACATACGAAATCAAATATCAACATTAAAACCAACCCTTATCCTTGCTATAAAAAATGCCAATCCATCAATAGGTGCCAAGGGTATGGATACTCCAGCAGAGTTAAATTTTTACTTATCTGCTATCGGAAAGGAAAACGTAAATATAGAATCAAACATGGCTGCTCTTGTGCTTCTTGAGGAGTCAATGGGGATTAGTAGTTCCATTAAAGTTAGCCCTAAAATTAAAGAGGAAATGGCTAAACTAAAAACTTCTGATGAACTTAAATCTGCTCAAATGGATGATCTTAAAACACACCTTGGCTCAGAAAAAACAGATGATGAACTCCTTAATGATGGAATTGATGGATTATGATGAAAGTACAAGAATTTGCGAATAAAGTAAGAAGCCGGAAGCCTGAATACAGTCATTTAGATGATACTGATTTAATGCAGATGGTCGCTGAAAAGAAACCTGAGTTACTTAAATCTGTTGACCGGGATGATTTAGCCTTAACAATGAAAACTTCCCGAATGAAAAAGATCTCCAGAGCAAGGCAAAAGGCTTTCAAGTCCTTATCAGGTGTCAGTCGTTTTGGTATCGGTGCTGGTGCAGGATTGCTCGATCAATTCATGGGAATCAAACAAGCCCTGACTCCATCCAAGGGTCAAGCCTATTCTGGAATGGGTTATAATATCCCAGGTCAAGATCCTGTGATTTCCACGGGTGATGAAGCGTATGAAGCCGATAAAGCCGAATACAAAGATATGTCACAAGGTGACTTTGCTGCTGGTGCTGGTAAGTTCGCTGGTGCTATGCTCCCTACTGCTCTGTTCCCCGGTGTTACTGGTGCAAAATTAGCGAGTAAAGTTGCTAGTCCATTACTGAAAACTGCTATTAAAATAGGAACTGGTGGCGCTGTTGGTGCTGGTTATGGCGCTTCTGAGTATGTTGATGAAGATGAAACAAGGATGGCAAATACGGCTTATGGTGCATTATTTGGTGCTGGTGGAGTTGGTGCGGGATTGCTTTTAAAGAAAGTAGGTGCCAAGGCTTACAACGCTCTTAAAGGAAAAATGAAAACGGCTAAGCTGCAGGACATTCTGGACTTATCCAAAAAGTATGACATCCCACTAACTAAAGGTGATATTACAGGAGAGGGCAGGATGACAGAGAAAGCCCTTGAGTCTATCCCTGTTGTTGGAATGGGTGGCTTCAGGAAAAAAGGTGCTGAGAAAGTCCAGACGGCTATCAAGAAAGAAGCTGGAAAACTTAGCGATGATTGGGATGAAACGATCCAGAAATCGTTACAGAGCAAGGCAAAGTCAGGAAAAGCACAAGCAAAGGTTAATTATAACAGAGTGGAGGAGTTAAGTGGCAATACTTCAGTAAAGCCTGATAATGCTATTGAAATGGCGACAAAGCATGAATCTGATATTGCAAATAGTGTTTTAGGTAATGAAAAAAATTCCTTTACGAAAATAAAAGATAACCTGAATAAAAAGAGTAGGACTTTTTCTGATTTGAGAAAGGACCGTTCTGATTTTGGTGAGGAAGCCGCAAAGGCTTATCAAAGCGGTGATGCTGCCATGGGTGGAAAATATACTCAATTAAAAAGAGCTGTTGACGCTGATATTGATAATCTTGTAAAAGGAAAGAAAGGTAATATTTCTGATAGGGATGCCTTTGCTATTGATGAAGAAGATTATTACAAATATATGGAAGCTGAAAACGCAAGGTTTAAGGCTGAAAGTATACAAGAAAAAGCTCAGAGTTTTGGTGAATATTCTGAACTTGTTAAAGATATGTCAAATTATGTAAGCAAAAGCGGAAACAAACTTGATAAAAAATCTGGGTTAAGAATTAAAGAGCATATTCCTGAATCTAAATTTGGGACTCCTTCTGATGTTGTTGCTAGCAATCTTGGTATGGATGAATCAGACTTCATGGAAATGCTTTCTAATATGAAAAAGAAAACTAAAATGCCTAAATCAAGATCGTCGAAAACTACTTATGATTGGAATGAAGATGCTGTTGCTCCCGATCAGGGTGTGATGGATGCTTTTGAAAAAGCAAACAGAGAATATATTGCCAATGTTGTTCCTTATAAAAACAAAAAGATAAGGAACGACATCAAATCAGATACTCCTGATGAAATATTTGATAAATATATCAAAAAGGGCAAAGGCGACAAAGCTAAGAACTTTTACAATCTACTAGATGACAAAGGAAAACGAGCTTTAAGAAATGGTTTCATAGATAATGCTATTTCAGGAGCAACAAAAGACGGAGTCACTTCCCCTGCTAAATTAGCTGGATATTTGGAAAGAATGGCTAAACCTGGAAGCGCAATATTCAAAGGTAAAGACCTAGAAGAAATGAAAGGGTTTGCAAAGATAATGCGACACGCTGAGAGGTATGGTCAGATAAACGAAGCTCCAAGCACAGGATTAGGATTGATACCATTTATAAAAGGTGGTGCAATGGCGGCGGCTGGATACGGTGGGGCAACTAGTCCGGGAGCAACTGCATTAGGTGTAGTATCTGTTGGGGCATTGACTAAGTTAATGTCTTTGATGAAAACTAAAGGGGCAAGATTAAGCCTTGCATCAAGTGAAATAGGGTCAAAGAACTTTGAAAAGAAATTAGAGAAAATAATGAAACAACTTCCAAAAGTATCCGCAGTAGCCGGAAAGGAGATTAAAGAATAATGGCAACACTAACACCTTTTACACCACAAGCCTACATGAATAAAGCCCAGACCGGCCCCAATGCCGGGGGAAAATTAAACTGGTATCTTGGAGGTTCCGTTTCAACGAGGAAAGACACTTATACTACTCAAGGGGGAGGCACGGCAAACGCTAATCCCTGTGTTTTGGATGCCAATGGACGTTTTTCCGGTGGAATATGGTTTGGTGACGGGATGTATAAACTTGTGATAACTGACTCTTCAGATGTTGTTATTGACACTATCGATAATGTTTCAAGTGCGGGGAGTATTTTATCCTCATCTTATGTCAGAAGAGATGGTACTACACCGATGACGGCTTCGTGGGCATTTGGTGCATATAGATTAACTGGTTTGACTAAAGTTATATTAGCTGATGCTGGCACTATCGGAAGTGCAACTACTCCTAGTGCAGTGAAAATTAGTTCTGATGGTTTTGTTGGACTCGGAATAACACCCACGCAAGAGCTTCATATCGCTGGTAGCGAGACAAGCCCACAACAAAATATTGATGCGTACAGTACCAATTCTGATAACAGAGGTATTCTTGAATTTCAAAAAAGTTCTAATGCAACGATTGGTACATTAGCCGAAACAGTAGATGGTGAGTTGTTTGGTACAATCCAAGCAAGGGGAGTTGATACTGGAAGCAATTCTGAACCTGCAACAAGGATTCAGTTTGAGCAAGATGGCGCAGCAGGAGTTAAAGTTCCAGGACGTATAACATTTTTAACAGCTTCGTCTACTTCATCCATATCTGAAGTAATGCAACTTTCCAGTGATGGGGTTAACATAACGGGTAGTTTTACTTTAACGCCAACATCTCAACCTTACTTATTCACAGACAGATCAGACACGCTAGTAATACAAGGTCAAACTACAAACACTTCAAGCGGTCTTGAGTTGTACACCAAAGACGGTGATGGTAATGAAGGGATCTCTCTCAGTCTTTTTGCCGTTGGAACTCCAGCTGCTATAACAAATAGGGAGAGGTTATTAACTAATTA